ATGTTGTATGTTTCTTCTTCTTGTCCGAACTTGTATCCATAGTTCTGAGACTCTTGCTCAGTTGTTTCTCTGATTAGAGAGGATGTTACAAGTGAACCATGCATTGCTGAGAACAAAGATCCTCCGAACATACCTGCGACACCTGCCATGTGGAATGGGTGCATGAGTATGTTGTGCTCTGCTTGGAATACGAACATGAAGTTAAATGTACCTGAGATACCTAAAGGCATTCCGTCTGAGAAAGAACCCTGACCGAAAGGATACACTAAGAATACAGCAAATGCTGCTGATACTGGAGCAGAGTATGCTACGCAGATCCAAGGTCTCATACCTAGTCTGTAAGATAGTTCCCACTGTCTACCCATGTAGGCAGAGATTCCGATTAGGAAGTGGAAGATTATCAACTGGTATGGGCCACCATTGTATAACCACTCGTCTACTGTTGCTGCTTCCCAGATTGGGTAGAAGTGTAGACCAATAGCGTTTGAAGAAGGAACAACCGCACCAGAGATGATGTTGTTACCATACATTAGAGCACCTGCTACAGGTTCTCTGATTCCGTCGATATCGACAGGAGGTGCTGCAATGAATGCAACGATAAAACATGCTGCTGCTGTGAGTAAGCATGGAATCATGAGTACACCGAACCATCCAACATAAATTCTGTTGTCAGTTGATGTTACCCATTCGCAAAACTCGGGCCAGCCTGCTAGGAGACTGGTTTGTCTGCGTGAAATATTTGAGGTTGTCATTTAATAAGACGTTAAGTAGGGCACCAAGGGTAGATGCGAAACTTATTTCCAGTAACCCCTCGCTACTGGATATGAGAGACTATTGCTTATACTGCTCACAGGTCTCGGTTAAAGCAGTTTGCATTGGAGGGCGATCCTTTCGAGTCCATTGCTGTGTGTTGAAAACAACACCCTTCCGTTATTTATATTAACAAAACGTTACATATTTGGCAAGTATCATAGGATACAATACCTAAAGTTAATTTAAAATAGTAATAAATAAAACTAGGAAAATTGTACATTACAATGAAAAGATTTTTACCGATATTATTATTGACTGGATTTAGTTCCCCTGTGATGGCTGATATTACACACAAACTATCAAGCAGTGTTCAGCTACAAGTAAACGCCGCAGCCACTCAGGTTGAGCGAATTGGCAGTTCTTGGAGTGTCTCTGGAAACGGTGTGGACACGACTGATGGAACAACAGTGAACACAGTCTCTGCTGGCACAATCACATCAGGTGTTATGTCGCCAGGCACAATTGCTGCAACACAGGATGTTCCAGGCGCAAGTTTCAGCTACTCTGCTACATACATTCAAGGCGACGCAGTATCACAATCTGCACCAACAGTCGGCACTGTAAGTAACTTCTCAGATCAAGTATCTACAGCATCTGGTACAGCAGGCGATCTTGCTGGAACAATCACCACAGCGGGAGTTATGACAATAACAGCTGGCGGGGCAGGTACTAGTGCCACTGGCCAATTTGTAAATGAGCTCACCGTTCAATGATAAATGACTTCCTTGATAACTTGGCAGCACAACAATATCTTAAAATACATAACCATAAAGAAGAGACTTGCGATGGTTGTGGTTGTGTCTGCCCTTGCGAATGTCCCGACTGCGATGTCTGTTCCTGTGGTGCCTAATTTCACTCAAGGCTCAATGACGAGCACCACGGAAACGACTTCCACCGTGACAGAGACCATAAATAGTATGAGCTATGACACTGGCTATCAGTATGTCATAACGGGCACAAATATACAACACGATGGAAATACTATTTCTGCACCATCCTCAACAGGAAATAGTAATACACTGAATGGAGTGACTTCAACATGGACAGGATTGGATTTAGACAACAAGCCAAACTTCACATTAACAACACCAGGCGACGCCTTTCAATTTACAGAAAGTTATTCTGGGCCAGGCCTTTCAAATCACACAATAATACAGAGAACCACCACTATCCAAAGCGTCACAAACACAACCAGTACGTTTTCAAACTGATTTCGATCTGTTTACTTGGTTCTACAACACCTACGTTTGCGAGTGACATAGGTGGTGTATCGGCGACAGCGAATCCAGTGGCCAATTCCTCTGGCTCAGTTACGAATCAAGCTATACAGGTTTTACAGGGGCCATACATAACTAACACATATGGAAATGGAATACAGTGTCAAGGCCCGACCATGAACGTGACACCGTTTCTTACAGGAAATATTGCCGTAAAGAGGCCTTATGAGGACACATGGATGGATCCAGTGTACAACAATGTAGACGCCAATAATGATGATGTGCCAGACAACCCAGGCGAAATTTTGTATTACAAACCAGTTCGTACAGGACAGAAAGATAGTAGTACAGTATCACTTGGCATCTCTGCAACTTGGTCGAAACCATTAGATAAGAAACTCCAAGAGCAATGTAAACAGGCAGCAGCAGCAAATATTAACTTAATGAATCAGACAGTTGCAAATAAAAGATTAGACTTTGAAATAGCAAGATTGAAAAATTGTGGCGAATTAATGAAGGCGGGCATCATGTTTCATAAGAACTCACCATACTTTGCCGTATGTGCCGATGTCGTCTTAGTGAATCCGCCAGGCACTCTACCAAATCACAGTCATTCAATCACACCCAATCCATTACCATCTGGTGATGCGAGTGTTTTGAAAGAGATATCAATCGGTAATAATTAATTTTTTCATTCCATTCTTCTTGAGTATTTTATCAGAGGTTAATTCTTCTTTCTTCTCACCCTTTCCTAATTTTTTCTGAAGAGTAGTCCATAATTTTTTAATTACAGGTCTTATAATTCTTATCAATAATGGTGTTGCAGCAGCACCTGCTGTGGCCACAACTGCAAGTGCGGTCACGTTTGTTGTTTGATTTATTGACGGCAAATATTTTTCAACTGGAGATGTTGGTTCATATAATGTCTCACAGATTTTACCATCATCACTTAACTTATGACCCACAACTCTTTCATCACCTGATTGTGTTAAATCACCAAGTCTTAAATTACCAGGACCAGGACAAGGCACATCTTCTTTTTTTCCTAAATCACCAGTATCAGGAATCTCTGGTGCTTCAATTTCTGGTGGTGGTTCAACTGGGGGTGGTGGTGTTTCTTGTGTAATTAATAACTGCTCTGGTGTATATTCCATCGCTTCATATGATGGATATTCACCGTGAGGACACAAAGTTGTAGTTCCTTTTTCGTCTTGATTTACCAAATCTTTATCAAAAGGTAATTTTGATACGTGATCTTTATTATCCTGATGCATCTTAACGCAACCAGGTATTTCTACAATTGGAAATCCTATTTGTGTTGTGATTGGTGGATGATTACTTGGAACATTAGGTATACCATTCAACCAATGTTGATTACTTACAACATTAGGTATTGTAATATTTGGTACCTCAATTTCATTTATTGGGGACATATACACCACCAGATTCTTTAGGCATTACAAATTTAATTTGATCGTATACCTCTTTCTCGATAGTTTCTTTCAACCACTCTCGATTCTCTTCGACTCTTGCTTCACGAGTGTACAACCCATACATCGCAACAGTAAAGACGAAAAGGTTGACACCTAAAGATATGCCAACACCAATTTTAAATAACAAAGATTTCATTTTTTAGTTACATTTTCAATAAGATACTTTTGATTTTCTCCTGCCTTTTCCATTGAATATAAAGCAAATGATTTAGTCATAGCTAGTGCTAATAGATGATGAATATTTTTACCATCCTCATCAGTTAATTCATTGCCCATAGTTGCAACAACTCCTACAACTAATCCGAGTTCTACTAGAACAACAAGGAAAATAAGTTTCATTGCCCATTTTCCTGTCTCAAAAAATCTTTTGATTTGGTCTCCAATAAATTTTTTCACAGTAGTATAGCTCCTATGATAAATCCTTTTGCAAATGTAATACAAAGCATTTGATAATCAGTCAAGTTAAACTTGTTCTGAATCCATTTTGTTTTTTTCTTATCCCACTCTTTCAAATGATATAAACGATGAACTATTGGATTCATCTTTTCGTGATCGTTGCAAGACATTTTTTTAACCCTCGTTTAGTGTACCGAATGACCTACGAATCTCTCGTAGTTCCTCGAAGTTTTTTTGTTTTGTTCCACCATCGTAAGACCAAGCATATCCCTCTTCAATCATTTTTTCGTTGAGCGATACTTCATCATCACCAATGTATAACCAACCAAGCAAGCGACCATACTTACCCATCCCACCTTGAAGTTCAGTTCGTATAGTGAGTTCATCATCTCCATCAATTGCATCCTCCAAATTTTTTTTCATCCAGTTTGTAGCGTCTAGTCCCAGTGCTTTCTCTTCCAGATCTCTTGTTCTTTTCTCTGGCGTATCAACTCCTGCAACTCTAACTCTTTCTTTCTTGTATAGATCAAACCCAAGATCAATGGTGACATCAATAGTATCCCCGTCAACAACACGATTAATCTCCGTTACTCTAAAGTTATAGCAGCTTTTCCTGCTCGGTGGAACCATCGCTCCCATTCTGTACCTCCCAAAAATCATCTAGTGCATTATTTATAGCGTCACCAGGTTTGGTTGCTGTCCTTTCTATCTGACCTTTCCTTGCATTTCTTTGAAACATCATTTGTATACTTTGCCAATGATGTGGATTGTAAATGTCAATTTCACCTTTAAGTTGTTCTTTTGGTAATTCAACTGGTTTAAGTATTAAATCTCTTTCATCAGGACAATATGTAGGTTTACCATCCAAACGAGGACTACAAGCGTGTGCAGGTGGATCAGTTATCGGTGCTGTACCACACATAGACAAGAAAAATAATGGAATGATTGCTAATTTATTCATTTATATTCGTAAGATGAGTCA